ATGGCCTGTGCATATGCGACAGCGTGTGATTTCTTGAAGAAATAAGAATCGTCTGTTGGACGGACCCACACCTCTTTCATAATGTCCACCCAGTCCTTGTGCATTAGGTGTCTCTTGGCCGGACGTATTATGGCTAATACAGCCGCAAGTTGTTCTATGGTCTTTGGTTCAAGTTTTGACACTATGTTGAAATGGCCATTCAGGTGGAAAAGGTTTTCCACGGTCTTTGGATCTTTCAACATATCCCAATCTGGCTCCTGTATCATCAGTTCTACCAGTTCCTGTTCAGATTTTACATCCTTGTAGATGTTTACATTGAGGCAGTCTATCTTGAAGTAGCCTCTGTCCTCTGCCTGCTTGTAGTCAAGACTTGCGTGTCCTGTGACAGGATGTTCTGGTACAGCATGGAAGTACACCCCAGTCTTGTGTTTCTCTGACTTGCCATCTTTTATCATAGAAGCGGGTGTGTGTTTGAACAACTTCAATGTGTTGTCTCTGTCATAGAAGTCTATGTCAACGTCAGGCATTAGTGTACACTTCCTTTCTCTTTTGAATCGTGTTTGATAAATTCTTCCTTTGCTCCTGGAGACAACAGTTCAACCACATCGAGCATCTTCCTATAACCTTCACTGTTTCGTATCTCTTCTGTCATCTTGGGCATTATGATCTTTCCTATCGCACCATCTGGTTTGATTGTTATCGCTATATCTCCGTCGTCAAACTCTAAATTCTCTGCTATCTCTAAATTCACTTTAGACAATCTTGGCCTCCCTTGCTGTGTCCTGCACCAGCATCAGATCCGCTGGATAACTTTTCAACTTGCTTGGCCAGAAACTTGGATTAATAAATTTTTCAATCATCTGTAATTGTTCGTCGTTAAAAGATTTTAACATTCTTTTGCCTGCGTTGCAACCTAGCAACAACCAAGGACTTATCTTGCCCTGTTGTATGTGTGCCACTGCCCTGTTGGTGTTGACCAGCCTGAAGTAGTCCGACCACTGTGCGTTTTGTTCCGTGGCCCAGTCCATCATTGTGGCTATGCTTCTCTGTAGTGCCGCCTCCACTGGTTCGGTCTTCAGTGCCTCTACCAGATACAACTCATACAGGTCGTCTCTCGACCAGTGATCCAGTTTGACTTTTGATTGTAGCACATAGTCTATGTACTTTTCTGGATACAACGGATTTATGTGCATTATGAATCTGCCAAACTTCACAAACGCATTGTAGTAAGAACTTTTCCCAAAGTCGTCGTATGTCTTTGGCTTCGAGTTGTGTTGGTGTATCTGATAAAATCTTTGGAACACCATGAATGCGTTGACCACCCATTTTTCATCACGTTGTAGGTATCTACGTTTTGGTTCGCATAGATGGACTTGCAGTGTCCTTGCCTTTGCAAACTCTTTCCCACAGTATGTACATTTATTCGTTGATGCCATGTGCTTCAATCAGTTCCTCAAGTTCTCTGTCCGTGATAACTTTGTCAAGCGTCTCTAAATCTGCCTCTTTCCAAGTTGGATATATCTGTTGTAGTTTTTTCAAACTTTTGTTTGGTACACGCTTCATTGGTTTGATCCAAGGATGAAATTGTTGTTGCAGTGCACCACACATCGCAGTCAATATCCAAAGCAGTTTCTTGTGTTTGCCCAGTGTGAAACAATGCTTGTTCACACATTCGTTCACCATTTCCACGTAGTGTTCAACATAGAATCTGTCTTTGGATGAAACGTTTGACACGTACCTCATCAGCATATAAGGTGAATACAAAGATTTCTCTTTGTCATCTATTCTATCGTAGTAGTCCTTGTTCCTGAAGTCCACTGCCTTCAGTCCATTACGTAATTCAAAAAATTTTCTATTTTTTTCTGCTGGCATATTTCAGTGCAAATGTTGTACAGTCTTTCGCTGTAGTGAATGTTAATTTTAATTTCTCGTTCATATGTTGTAAACCAGAAACTTTCTTATTAAGTTTTGTTTCATTTAACCAATCAAAGAAGTCCATTGCCCACTCTCCTCTGTCCATCCAGACAGGAGTGCCGTCCATCATCCTCAACAACGGTGCGTCTATTTTAATTGTTTTCCTACCAGACTGAGCCATAATCCACCTGTTCGCATTGTCTTGATATGTCCTTTACAAAGTAGGCACACATTGGTTTAGGGCCATTCGATAACGGTACCGCCAACATCTGTCCTGACTTGATTTTAGGAAAGTACCATTTCACTTCTGTGTAGATGTCAACAACATCTATAGGCATAAAGTCTGGTTTGCTACTGCTCAAAGGATTGAACGTGAATGCATCAAATCCTCTGTCATTCAAACTTGTGATTGGTAACACGTGCATCTCAGATTGTCCTGCCTCGCCTATCAGCATTTTCCAATCAAGTGGCATCTTTATCTTGTATTTTCCTATCTCTAACACAGCCGCCGGCGCATTGAAACTTTCTAAAAAGATCAAAGGAATGTAGAAGAAATCTGGATTGGCAGGATCAGAATTGTCAAGCACAGCGAATCTCAGTTTCTCATCTACCCATTCTGGAATCTTTTCCAGTGTGTATGTTCTGTTATCCAGTGTAAGGATTTTCATAATTTATCTTTTCTATATTATACGGATAATTGGCCTCTTTGTAAAACTTTTTTCTTTGCCCTAGGTGCCTTTTGGCAAACTTGCAACTGCTGGTGATGTCCCATATCTGTACGCTGTCCTTGTCTTCGGCCTTACGTATTCCCCTTCCGATGGATTGTATCACACGCACGAATGACTTGCCTGGTTCTATAAGAACAAGATTGAAAATACGAGGAATATTAATACCAACAGCGGCAACTCCATATGTGGCGATAATAACTTTATTTTGGCTAGTAGATACTTCATCATATTGTTCCTTTCTATCTGTGTTTTTGGTTGACCCGGAAACAAACACTGCGTCCTTGATTTTCTTTTCAAGTATTTCTCCCGCTGATATCCTATCAACAAGTATCAATGTGTTTCCAGATGTGGCTATGTCTTGGATTGTTTTTGCCACCCACGTCATTCTAGTAGGGTCTGTTGTGAGCCATTTTAGTTCCTCACCATATGTTTTGAATTGTGGATGATCTTGAGTTTGTAAAACATTGACGTGACAGTTAGCCAACACGCCCTTGTCTTGCAATTCGCTTGCCTGTATCCTGTTTGCTACATCACCAATGCTACATTTCAAACCCATAAATTCATAATCTGCCTTTGGCACTGTGCCTGTGAGACCCCAACGTATACCACAGTGTGCAAATGGACCTGTCAGTAATCTTTTCAACACATCTGCTTTGGCCATGTGTACCTCATCGATGATCACTGTGTTGATGCCTTGTATTGCTTCTAGGAAATCCGTTGTGTGTTCGTCCTTGCTTTTCTTCTCCAGCACATTCAGTGATTGCCAAGTCGCTATGGTGTTGAATCTGCCAAGTTCTTTCCTATCGCCATAGTACACGCCCACGTCTAGGTTACACGCAAGGAAGTCCTCCTCTGTCTGTGTGACAAGACTTTTGTTGGGTACTATTGTCAGTGTACGACCATAAGGTTCGACCAGTTGACATAGTGCGGCCGTGATGATTGTTTTACCTGCACCTGTGGCGATCTCCTGTATGCACTGAGGATTCTGTATGAACTTGTTGATTGTTTCTACTTGGTAATCTCGCAACACGATAGGTTGTCCTGCCGCGGGATGGTTTTCTGGCCATGTGATATGTGACAGGTAATTCTTATCCACTGCTTTGAATTGGAAGTCGTGTTGTGGTCTTTTGTCTTCGAAATCCACGTACACACCGCCCTCTTCTAGTATTGGCAGTATTTGGTCAACAAGGTTCAGATATGTTGTGCCGCCCAGACCAAAGAAACTGACTTTGCCATCCCATCTGCCTAGTTTGACTGCTGGCAAGTGTCTTGCGTATGGTATCTCGTACTTGAATTTGTTTGATAGACGCTTCCTCCATTCGAGGCTTAGGTTCTCGAACTTCACATTCACTTCGTCTTTGATTACTAAT